CCCGATGCGCTCGGCCGCGCGATCGCCGAGTCGAATCCCGCGATCGGTGACTTCCTGCCCCTCGAGGCGGTCCGGCAGCGCGCGCGTGAGATCCCGGAATTCGAGTTCCGGCGGTACCACCTGAACCAGTGGGTGGATTCGCCTGAGCGCTGGCTGCCGCACGGCGCCTGGGAAGCCCGCAAGGCTGAGGGGCCACCGCCAGCTGACGACACGGAGATCGCGATCGGCTTCGACGGATCCTATTCCGGCGACTCGACGGCGCTCGTTGGTGCAACGATCGCCGACAAGCCGCACCTGTTCGTCCTGGGCGCTTGGGAGAAGGGCCGCCAGGCCGACTGGCGCGTGCCGATCGCCGACGTCGAGGAAACGATTCGCCAGGCCTGCCGCCGGTACCGCGTCGCCGAGATCGGTATGGATCCGCACCGGTGGGGCCGCACGCTGCAGCAGCTGCAGGACGAGGGTTTCCCGGCGAAGGAGTGGAACACCGCGGTGGCCGGTCGGATGGTGCCGGCGTGCGCGCAGTTCTATGACGCCGTCACGGGCGATCGGTTGACGCACGACGGCGACGAGCGACTGGCCACGCACATCGCCAACGCCGTCATCCACATCGACTCGCGCGGCCCCCGGATCGCAAAGGACCACAAGGACTCTGAGCGTCACATCGATCTGGCGGTCTCCGCGGTGATCGCGCACGACACAGCCGTTCGATCCCTCGCGACCGGGAGAAGCGTGTACGAGGAACGGGAGATGATCGTCCTATGAGCCTTCTCGATCGCGCACGTCGCGCCTTCGCAGTTCTCACCGAACGCCGGTCGCTGGAAAACCCGCGATACAGCCTTTTCGATACGGAGCTCTGGGAAGCACTTGGAGCCGGATCGGCGAAATCTGGCGTGTCTGTGACCACGTCAACCGCACTACAGATCACAGCCGTGCTCGCGTGCATTCGCGTGCTCGGCGAGGGCGTCGGCTCCCTTCCCCTCATCGTCTACCGTCGCAGAAAGAGTGGCGGGAAAGATCGGGCGACCGATCATCGGAACTACGAACTGCTGCACGACCGGCCGACTCCGGAACTGCCGTCCCTGGTGTGGCGCGAGATTCTGATGGCGCACCTGGGGCTGCGCGGGAATGCCTACGTCGAGAAGGAGCTCGACGGCGCCGGGCGCCCGATCGCCCTCTGGCCGATCAGCCCCGATCGCGTGTCGGTCGAGCGGATCCGGGGCGTGAAAGTGTTCAACGTGGACGTCAACGGCCAGAAGAAGCCGCTGACCGCAGAGACGATCATGCACATCCCCGGTCTCGGGTACGATGGGCTAGTCGGCTACAACCCGATTGCGATCGCGCGGGACGCGCTGGGACTCGCGATCGCGGCGCAAGACCACGGCTCGTACTACTTCCAGAACAGCGCCGAGCCGAGCGGCGCGCTCGAGCATCCCGGCAAGCTGTCGAAAGAAGCCGCGGCCAAGCTCAAGGCGAGCTGGAACGCGGCACACAGCGGCGACAAGCGCAACGGGACGGCGGTGCTCGAGGAGGGCATGAAGTGGCAGCAGCTCGGCGTCTCGAACCGGGATAGCCAGTTCCTCGAGACCCGAAAGTTTTCGGTGGCTGAGATCGCGCGCATCTATCGCGTGCCCCCGCACATGATCGGCGACCTCGAGCGCGCCACGTTCAGCAACATCGAACAGCAGTCGACGGACTTCGTCGTGAACACCTTGCGCCCCTGGCTGGTCCGTTGGGAGCAGGTGTTGAATTGGGAGCTCTTCAGCCCGACCGAGCGCCGTGAGTACTTCTGCGAGTTCAACGTCGACGGATTGCTGCGGGGCGATTCAGCTGCGCGCGGTGAGTTCTACACCAAGATGATCGGGACCGGCGTGGTCACGATCAACGAGGCGCGCGAGAAGGAGAACCTCAATCCAGTCGAGGGCGGCGACAAGCACTTCGTGCCGCTCAACATGACCACCTTGGACAAGGCCGGAGAGGCAACGCCGAAACCGGCACCTGCCGCAGCGCCGGCGGCGCCGAAGCCCGACGACGACGCGCAGCGCGCCGTGGCCGCGTTCACACCCATGGTGCGGGATGTGCTTGAGCGCGCGCAATTCCGGGAACGCCAGGCCGCGACACGTGCCGCTAAGAAAGGCCGAGCGAGCTTCTTGGCGTGGGTCGCCGAGACCGAGGACGAGCAGGTGGACTACCTAGCTCGCGCGCTGGCGCCGATCGCTCAAGGGGTGTCGACGATGCTCGGTGCCGATGCCCCGGGAATCGCCCGTCGCATCGCCACCGCCGAAGTGGCGTCGCACAGCCGCGCGTACCGCTCGCTCGCCGAGCCGACGGAGGAGCTGGTGTCCGCGATTTTCGACCTGACGTCGATCGACGACACGGCCCGCAGCATCACTGCGCAAATCATCGGGGCATTTGCCCTTACTCCAGACGAAAGGAAGGCCGCATGAAGCCGATCATCGAAGGGTTCGAACGCCGATTCCTGGACATCGAGCTCGAGTTCCGGTCTGACGATACGAAGAAGCCTCTGGTCCGCGGGTATGCGGCCGTGTTCGGGAAGCCGAGTGTTCCCCTGGGCTTCTTCTCCAAGTTCACCGAGGTCATCGAGCGCGGGGCGTTCAAGGACGCTCTCGCCGACGGCCGGAGCGTGCCGCTCCTGATCGAGCACGAGGGCCTCGCCCTGGCGGACACAGAGACGAAGTCCCTTGCCCTGTCGGAGGATGAGACCGGACTCCACTTCGAGGCTGAGCTGGACCCGGACGACCCCGATACGCTGCGGGTACTGCCCAAGCTCAAGCGCGGAACGCTGCGCAAAATGTCTTTTGGCTTCACGCTCGCTCCAAAGGGCGACGAATGGACCGAGGACAAGGACTCGGGGGCCCTGATTCGGACCATCAAGAAGGTGCAGTCCCTGTTCGATGTCAGCCTGGTGACCAACCCGGCGTATCCGGACACTTCAGCTGCGGTGCGCAGCCTGGAGGCGTGGCAGAAAGGACTGACGCCCGCACCGACGGACGACTCGGCCCTCGAGCTCCGGAAAAGGAAACTCTTGCTCGCCGGCATGTAGTTTGTTATTGGTTCATTCACAATCGCAATGCACGGGATGCAGGAAGTCAGATGCGTTCACACGCCCTGACGCTCCGCCTCTGACGTAGCTCCGACAGCGACGCGTTCACACGCACCGCGGGACTACCCGAAGACACCCACTCGGTGTCAGCGGTAGTCCCGTTTCGCTTTTACGGCTCCTCCGACTGGCACCACAAACCCGGAGTAGAGCCCAAATGCGTGCCACGTTCAGAAGTCCCACCATCCTGCGAAAGATCGGCGGCGTGTTCGACGCCTGCCGTCGCGTGTTCTCGATGGCGGCGTCCGGTGGATCCACGGTCCGCCACCCGTCCCTCCTCGGTACCCTCGGCGCCTTCATCGGCCTGATTCTCATGCCGGTCCTGGTGCTCCTGGCGATCGCCAGCGTCCTGCATGGCTTCGGCGACCCGGCCGGCTTGGCGCCGATCGGGCTCATGGGGATCACGGCGAAGGAACTGCGGGCGAAGCGCGCCAACATGCACGAGCAGGCGCAGGCGGTTCTCGCGAAGCCCGAAGCCGAGAAACGCGGGATGAACGCTGAAGAGCGGTCAGCCTTCGACAAGATTCACGCAGACATCCTCGAGACCGACAAGGACATCGAGCGCCTCGAGCGTCACGAGAAAGTGGGCGCAGAGCTGGCCGCCTCCCGCGGCCGCAACACCGTCGAGGATCGTCGGGCCAATGATCATGAGCCGGAGCGCGAAAGCGCCGAGGCGCGGAAGAAAGCCGCCGAGGAGCGCGACGCGAAGTACGCGGAGGCCTTCGACCAGTATCTGCGCTACGGCATGGCGGAACTCGATCGCGAGCAGCGCAATCTGCTCCGCGGTCGTAAGGTGACCGGTGGCGAGGATGCGGCCGTCAACGTCGACGAAAAGCGCGCCCCGCAGACTGTGACCACATCAGGCGGTGGTTACCTCATCCCGGCTGGCTTCTCGAACAAGCTCGAAGAGTCACTCAAGATGTTCGGCGGCGTCGAGAACGCCTGCGACGTATTCGAGACCGAAACGGGCAACTCGCTGCCCTGGCCGACGGTAGATGACACCTCGAACACGGGCCGACTCCTGGCGATCAACACCGCCGTGACCGAGACGGCCCTCGCGTACGGCGTCGTCACCTTCGTGGCGTACAAGTTCAGCTCCGACATGGTGACGGTGCCGAACGAGCTGCTGCAGGACTCGGCCTTTAGCCTCGATGCGCACCTCGCTTCGGTCCTGGGTACTCGCATCGGTCGCGTGCACAACACGTACGAGACCACCGGTACCGGCTCTTCGCAGCCCCAGGGAATCGTCGTCGGCTCTTCGAGCGGCGTGACGGCGGCCGGCGCGTCCACGGTCACGTACGATGAGCTGCTCGCGCTCGAGCACTCCGTCGATCCGGCCTACCGCAATCCGGCCTTCGGCCCGGGTTACATGCTCAACGACGGATCGCTTCTCAAGCTCCGTCAGATCAAGGACGGCGATGGCCGTCCGCTGTGGCAGCCTGGTATCGCCGGCGGGGCGCCGAACACGATCAACGGCTTCCCGTACTTCATCAACCAGGACATGGCCGCGATGACCACGGGCCTCAAGCCCGTGCTCTTCGGTGCGCTCAAGAAGTTCAAGGTGCGCAAGGTCCGCCAGTTCGCGATCCGCCGGCTCGACGAGCGGTACGCCGACCTCGACCAGGTCGCGTACATCGCCTTTACCCGCATGGACTCGCACATGCTCGACGCGGGCACGGATCCGTGCAAGTA